GCAACCCGGACGCTTCGGCGGACAGCATAGCCGGACTGCGACTCACCTCCAAGGACAAGCAGGATGCCCGATAAACGTCTTTGGATGCCGCGTTGCAGGACGTGCGGCCCATTGGGGCCGATAGCCGGCCTGTCCGACGCGATCAGCGCCTGCACCCGGCACGCGAACGGTACCCGAACCATCAGACGGCGTGGTACCCCACCTACGCCCAGGTCACCGTGAAAGGAAAACCAAATGACTGCGAATGACAACAACGTGTTGACTCCGGATTTCAAGGAAATCGAAACCAAAAACCCCGACGAGGGCCTGCGACAGGGCCTGTTCGAGGCGCAGGCGGCGCGCATCGTCGAACTGCAGGCCGAGATCGCCAGCCGACAGGAGGAAATCGACAATCTCAAATCCCTGATTCTCGACTCGCATCCGGTCGGCACCTACCAGGCCGGCGACCTGAAGGTGCAGGTGAAGCCGGGCGCGCGGCGCATCAACGCCGGCACGTTCGAGAAAGCCTACCCGGCCACCAAGTATCCGGGAGCCTACCAGTTGCGGCCGCGGCCGCTCAGCCAGTTGGAGAAGCTGCTGTCGGCGGACGCGGTGGCCGATTACGCGATGAGCGGCAAGCCTATGGTGGTGGTCTCATGAGCGCGGAACTGTCCAGCCTGGGCATCGCCCTGATCGTGGAAAGCGCCATCGCCGACTACGACCTGCACGACGAGAACGGCAACGAGCTGACCGACGACCTGTACGTCATCCGCTCCGAGCAGCTCGACGAGCTGGGCCTCACCGTCGCCAGACGCATCCACAAGGCGACGCGCGAACTGGAGGCGCAGGGCAAGACCGGTTTTCCCGTGCATTCGATGCTCTGCGGGCATACGCCGCCAACCATCACGACGGCGGATGACGGGACCTACACGCTGCGCTTCGACAACGCCAGCGAAGCGGTTGCAGTCAAAGGCCTCAACAAGACCGCATTGGCCGACGTCAAGAAAACCATCAACGACTTTCTCAAGGAGGTGAAAACCCATGAACGGCATGAATGAGGCTATCCTCGCCGTCGCGCAGGCCCAACAGGGTGATGCGATCCCCGTGGACATACCGCCCATGACGCAGTCGGCACCCGTCATGGGCAAACCACCCGTCACGCCGAAAACCAAGGTGGATACGGTGGAGGAGCCGCGGTTGTGGGCGGAGATTCGCCAGCTCATCGAGGACGACATCCAGAACGCTCCACGCGAACTGCAACGTGAGATAGGCCCGAGCGAACTGGGCACGGACTGCGTGCACTGTCTCGCAGCCAAACTGGCGGGCTGGCCGGAGCGTCGCTCCCCGGGCTGGCTGCCGTTCATCGGCACATGCGTCCACGCGCATTTCGAGACCATGTTCCGAGAGCTGAACGGGGAGCCGGCGGCCCAGTTCCCGTACACGAGCGAGGACAACGTGCACTGTCTCGCGGAACGGTGGCGCCCGGAGTACCGGGTCACCGTAGGCCGATTGCAGGGCCTCCACGGCGGCTACGACGTCACCGGTTCGATCGACCTCTGGGATCGCAAAACCCATAGCACCATCGACTGGAAGATCGTCGGCAACACGACCGTCACCAAGGTCAAGGCTCACGGCCCATCGCAACAATACCGGATACAGGCGTCGCTCTACGGCATGGGCCTGCAGAACGAGGGCGAACGGGTGGAGCGCAATTGCATCTATTTCCTGCCTCGCAACAAGACCAGTCTGGGTGATGCTTTGCCCTGGGAGACGAGGTTTGATCCGGAGCCCGGCAAGTGGGCGTTGAGCCGCGCCCAACTGCTCGTCAATCTCATGGATTGCGTGGAGCAGGCGGAGGGCTCCGACGTGCGCGACAGCTGGATCAAACAGTTGCCGGCGGCCGGACCCGACAAGTGCTTCTCCTGCAAGGGCCGGGTCTGGCCCGACATGAGCGCGCTTCCCGAGTTCGACGAGAAGCCGTGGCCGGACGTGCCCGACAAGTGGCTCCGACTCATCCCCCTGATCGAATCCGAATACCAGTTCACCGAATAACGAAAGGAAACACAATGTTCGGTCAACAACCACAGCAACAGTACGGCTATCCCCAGCAGGGATATCCGCAACAGCAGGCTTACAGCCAGCAGCAGTATGGCGGCTATCAGCCGGCTCCGATGGCTCCGAAGATGAGCGCGGAGCAGATGCTCAACCAGATCGACTCGCAGTCCGGCAAGTCCGCGTTCACGAAGGACAGCATGCCGGGCACGAGGGTGACCGGCATCATCGAGAACGTGACCGCGAACCAGGTGCGTGACTTCCAGACCAAGCAGCCGGCGTTCTGGAACGACGGCTCGCCTCGCCTGCAGGTATTGGTCACCATCGACACCGGCATCATCGACCCGAACGTGGAGGATGATGACGGACGTCGCACCGTCTATATCAAGGGGTGGGGCGTGCAGCGCCGCGCATGGCTGCAGGCATTGCACAACGCCGGTTTGAAGAAGGCCGGTGAGGTCAAACTGGGCGACCGGTTCACGGCCACGTTCACCGGCTACGGGCCGCAGGGCAATCTGCCGCAGCCGCCGAAACTGTTCGAATACGTGATCGAACACCAGTCGCCGGCCGATCTCGCCATGGGCCAGCCCCAGCAGCCCGCACAGCAGCCCTTCCAGCAGCAGCCCCAGCAAAGTTACCCGCAGCAGCAGTACGCCGCACAGCAGGCGGCACAGGCCCCGAATCAGGGGTATCAGCCGGCCCCAACCGACCCGTGGAACCCGCCCGCACAGCAGGGCCAGCAGCAATCTGTTCAGCCTGTGCAGCTCGGCCAGCAGCAGGTGGATCCGATGAAGGTCAACCAGTTGAAGGCGTTGGGCAAGCCGCCGCAGGAGATCGCCGCCTTGTTGGGCGTGCCGGTCGAAGCGGTGACGGCCGTCACCGACCAGGCGCAGCCGCAGAACCACGGCGGCTCGGAACAGCAATTGGAAACCGGTGAATTCTGATGGACGAACTGCTGAAACACCTGCAGAACCAGTGGCTCGAGCTGATGAAAGACATGGATTCCCTCGCCTCCGATCAGGACGGTTTCCGTGACGTCGACTCGGAAAGCCTCCAGCTCATGAGCGTGAGACTCGTGCTCCTGGGCTGGCACAAGAGCAAGGATTCCGACAAGGACTGAGTCCAGTCCCGACCGCCGTAGCCGTATCCAAGCGGCCGGCACGCATGCAAAGGCGTGCACGGCACCACACATATTCACATCACATCAAAGGAGTTTCAAGGATGACCGACCTCTACGGATACGCGGCAGCAGCGCCACTGTACCGTGCGGCGGGCTGGATGCAGGTCATCCCCCTGCCGGAAGGCCGCAAGACCCCACCACCCAGCGGTTTCACTGGACGCAGCCGCAAAACCGTCACCGACGAGCAGGTGCGGTTCTGGTCGCAGTCGGATCCGACTGCGAACACGGGCATCGTCATCCCCGAAGGCGTATTGGTTCTGGACATCGACGCCGAACAAGGGCACCAGGTCAAGGCAGACGGGGCGAAAGGCATCAGCGAACTCAGCCAGGAGCTGGGAGCATTGCCGGCCACGTGGAGCAGCACGTCGCACGGCATCGATTCGCCGGCACGCCACCTGTTCTACAAGGTGCCCGAGGGATTGGCGTGGAAGGGCGGCGCCATCGAGGGGGTCGACATCCTGCAACCCGGCCACCGGTATTCCGTGGTCTGGCCGTCGATCCACCCGAGCGGCGAAATGTACTGCTGGTACACGCCAAGCGGCGCATTCTCCGGCACGCTCCCCCATATCGGCGACTTGGCGACACTGCCATGGAAGTGGGTGGACTACCTGCGCAAACCCGACAGAGTGTCGAATTCGACCACTTTAACTCCCTCGTATTCAAGGGAATACGACGACCGCATGTGCAAGGCGGTCAACACGTTCCTCAACAAGACGCTCGCCAACCCGGCAAGCAAAGGCTCAAGGCATGACACCACGCTGCAGGCCGTCTGGGCGTTGGTTAACTTCGCGCAGGAGGGACACCGGGGGGCTCTCGACGCCATCAACCAATTGAAGCCACGGTTCATCGCCGAGGTGGCCCCCGACCGTCAAGGCAAGGAGCGTGAGGCGGCACGCGAATGGGCCAGCATTCTCAGTGGCGCGATGGAGAAGGTCAACGGCGTGCAATCGCATGTGGATCCGTGCGAGCAGTCGAAAATCGAACGCATGACGCCCGGCGAGTTCGACGAACTCACCCAAAACGCGGCTGCGAGTCAAATGGAGGAAAGTCACCCGGAAGCAGTTCAAAACACTGGAACAATGCCGGTTCAAGCCGGTTCAACACCCGTCGCATCGGTTCAAAACGGTTCAATGGAAAGTCACGAGGCAAATAAAACCTCCTCCAGTTGGCGGTTCGAGGACCTCACCCAGTTGGCGTCCGGCGTCGAACTGCCGCCCACGCCCACCGTGTTCCAACGAGAGGACGGCCAAGGCCTCTTCTACCGTGGCGCGGTCAACGACCTGCACGGTGAACCCGGCTGCGGCAAAAGCATGATAGCCCAGATCGCCACCGCGCAGGAATTGAAGAACAACCGTGACGTCATCTACATCGACTACGAGGATTCCGCACGCAATGTGGTCAAACGCCTCCTGCTGCTCGGCGTGACAGGCGAACAGATAATCAGCCACCTACACTACGTGCGACCAAGCGCCAAACCATCCAGCCCCACCAGTCTCGACGGGTGGCGCGAAACCCTCGACTACGCGGACACGGCCACGCTCACCATCATCGACGGCGTCACCAGCTGCCTCGCCTACGCAGGACTCGACAGCAACAGCGGCGACGACATCGCCGCCTGGTACAACACCATGCCCCGACTCATCAGCGCATGCGGGCCAGCAGTCGTATTGATAGACCACGTCGTCAAGTCCAAAGACAATCGCGGCCGCTACGCCGGCGGCAGCATGCAGAAACTCGCCCTCATCGACGGCATCAGCTACAGCGTGGACATGACCAAACCCGTCGGCAAAGGAGTGAAAGGCACCATCGTCATCAAAAGCGGCAAAGACCGAATCAGCGAGATCGAAGAGCATTGCGCCGTCAACTGGAGCAGCAACGGCAGCCACCTGCGCGAAGCCGCGCGAATCGAAATCAACAGCACGGATCCGAAACTCATGCACGTCACCATCGCACGCCCCAACATGATGCCCAGCGACACGGAGTCGGCGAAAAGATTCCGGGCGACCGGACTCATGGAAAAAATCAGCACGATCATCCAGGACAGCGGTGAAATCAGCTTCAACCAGCTGATGCATGAGCTTAAAGACGACGGCAGCGGAGCGCGACGCGGCACCGTCAAGGAATCGGTCACGACCCTCTGCGAGGAGGAATACCTTTCAAAACGCTCCGGCGCCAACAACACGATCATCTACTCGTCCAACCGTCCATACCGGCAGGTGAACGACCCCGCTTCGGACTCGTACATGGACAGGCTCACACAGGATGAGGCCAACGAACTCTCACGAAGGGAGGCCGAACCGAACGATCTCGGAATCGATGACTTCTAGGTGGTTCCCAGTGGTTCCCGAGTGGTTCCCGCCCGAAATTCCAACGTTTTCAGAGAAAGGAAACGACCGAATGCGAAAACGTTCGAAATGTGAGACAAAAACATCCACACAAGTGGTTCCCAGTGGTTCCCAGTGATTCCCGGAACCACCCGCAAGACCATACATGTGGTTCCCGTGAAAAGAATTTGCGATTTGTAATCGCAATTCTACAGGGAACCACTGGATGCCACAACCCGAGACCACCACAAGTGGTTCCCAAACCATTCAAACCACAAGCAACACGCCGAACACCCAACAGAAAGGAAAAACACCATGGGAAACACCCACTCACCCATATGGAAAGAACCCTGCGCGAACTGCGGACTCAGCAGGCGGATCTGCCTCAGCCACCCACAACCCTGCTGCCAACACTGCACCCACTGAAAGTGAGAAGTCATGAAGAGAATCAGAATCATGCTTGACCAGGAAGACGGCACCACAGTCACCCTCGGCAGCATCGAAAGCGAAGGACAGTCAGCCCTGTACAGATGCCATCCCCGCATGATGCACGACGAATCCGTACGGAAACCCGTATTGGACATTCTGGGCAGATGGGCCCTGCATCTCCTGAGCGACGTGGAGGAATCATGAGTCAACGATGCGACCCGCACGGGCCCGGCTGCTACTACCGTTGCCCGACTTGCGGGCAATGGTGGCGCTACGACCCGCGAACCGAATGCTGGGAATCAATCAGCACGATCGAAATGTTCTTCCTCCTGCACCATGTGTGGAGGCAGGAACACAAACACAGGAAGGCGACTCATGGCCGAACCGATTGACCTCACCCAACAGGCCCTCGACGCATTGGCCTCATCGGGGCTGGGCAACGACAGTCCGGCCGAGGCGTTCGTCATCGGCTATCGGAACGGATGGCAGCAAGCCGTCGACCTGTGCATACGAATCGAAACGGCAATCAACAACGAAACGGGGAAACAAATGAGCATCATCGGCAGTGAAATCGAGGCGCAGAAGCAGCGTGACCCGTCGTACGTCGACAGTGGCCTGCAGTGGGCGTGGGGACGAGGATACAAGGCCGGAGCGTCACGCGAAATCACCGAAGAGGAGATTGCCGCCGCCATGGACGAAACCAGAAAGTTCATCACGCTCCCCGGCGCGTGGTTGGAGAACATCATCAGAATCGCGTTCGACGCGGCAAGAAGAAAGGCAATGGAGGAGTGAGCAGGCCACGCGCCCGTGAACGCAAGCCCGCATGGTTTCGCGCGTTCATCCCGAAATCCAGCCCGCTCGTGGTCACGGTCTGCGAGGGGTGTGGCCTGTATGTGATTCAGGACAGGGAGAGCGTGTGGGAGTCGTGGGACTGCGGACTTGTGGAGGGTGATGACCTGACGGTGGCGATAATCCTCGGCCGGCCGTTGACGCGGGTTGTCTGGCTGCCATCAGTCGGCTATCCGTTGCTGCGCAGCGTGAGCGGGAGTGCGGGCATCAGGCCTGACGGCCAATACCTCGCTGGTCACATGTGCCGCTTGGCAAGAGTGAGCGTCAAGCCGTTCAAGCCGCCGAAAAGAGACCGTCCGCCGGGCAAGCCGTGGGGCGGACGCAACCTCACGAAAAGGGAGCTCGATGAATTCAAACGCATCTGGGACATGCCGTATTCGCGGCTCAAATATGAGAAAGCCCCAACCGTGGTCGGCCAGGGCGATGAGAAGCAAGCATTATTCTAGCCGACCAGCCGGAAGGGGCTTAGCATGAACTGCCAGAACTGCAAGACGATAACCGGAGAGGGGTATTCACTGTGCGCAGCATGCGAGATGCGTTTCGCCGGCACGCTCCTGCGATTGGCGCATGATGTCACGCCATTGCATGACAGCCTCGACGCGACATTGCATCCGGGCGGGCATTCGCCCGTGCGCATCCAGACGGCCACTCCCCCGACGCCGATACGCTTGGACGTGCTCGACCTGATCGATATGCTCGACGCCACGGCTCGTGAACTGTGGCGTTGCCTCGACGGTATCGACGCTTTGGACTGGCGCAAGGACAAACGCAACGAGGATTTGAAGGCCACGCTCATCGCATGCGCAGGCCACCCCAGGCTCGCCACGTTCGCGGACGCGGGCTTCTACATGCACGTCGTTGACGGCATCGCCCGCAAAGTCGATGCTGCGCTGGACCCGCCGGAGCAACGCCGCGAGATAGGAACCTGCGAACTATGCGAGACCATGCTCACCGCAGGCCCCAGTGACCAATGGGTCACATGCCCCATATGCGGTACCGAGCAGCGTGTGCAGACCGTCAAACTGAGACGTTTGGAAAAGCTCTGCTGGGATGACAGTCGGCGTGGCTCGGCGGCGGAGATAGCCAAGGTGTTCGCGGACACGGGAATCGCCATCAAAAGGCATACGCTCACCGTGTGGAAATCCCGAGGCAAGCTTGATGTCACGCCCCAAGGCATTTCATACAGCAGCGTCTACCGGCTCGTCATCAGTGGCGGACTTGACAAAGAGCTGACTGTGACCGCATAATGTCAGTGGATTAGTATCGAAAAACCCAGCTCAAGTGGCTGGGTTTTCGCGTATCTATGCTTTGTTCTTGCGTGGCCTTCCTCCGCCGACACCACGTCCCGGACGTTGGGCGTTCCATTCATCGATGGTCTCAGGCAGCCAGCCCCGAGTGCGGCCTATGGTCGCGTCGGGCTCCGGGAGTTTGAGGTTGAGCAGGCCGCCGCTGGTGATGCCGAGGCGTTCGGCGACCTGCTTGACGCCGAGGTATTCAGTCGTCATTCCCGGCCTCCCATCACCGCCGTG